CTCAAACTCTTTTCACTTATAGTTTCACTTAGCCCGCCAAGTGAAGAATGGGTCGTAGCTATAATGTATAATGTACGATAATCAGTATCCCAAATATCTGCTGTGTGTTGCAACTGTGTATAAAGAATGTTTTCAATGGTCCTTTTATCACCACCACGTTCAAGTATTTCATATGCTCTGTCTATTTGAGATTTCAAATAAGCTCTTAAATTATTAGGTAATGCCGACTCTGTCGGTCCATGAACAAAAGTTGCTACCGCCCTAGCTAGATACTGACTAGACGTTTTTGCCTTGTGATCAACACGAAGAAATTCTGCTATAGCTCCTAAGAAACATTTTGTCTTTTGAAATCTAATATTATACAGCTTAGCTCGTTGTTCTAGGGTGACTATTTGTTTCATATTTTTTACAGACATTAAGACATCATCCCCATTATGCGTGCTCACCACATTCAATCCATCCAAGCATACATCCGTATAAATCTGGTTCAATATAGTATTCATTACTGTAGTGAATCGCCAGCCAGACAATAGTGTACCACTTGTTTTATACTTAGTATTGTTAGCAACATCATTAATGTAACACTCATCCAGAGACCTGATGACCCATCCTAAAGCTGTAATCTGATCAGGAACCATGTCATTATTAAATACAGAGTGATAAGCACGTAGTACTGCCTGCATACTACTATTACTATGCTGTGAATTAAAATCTTCAAAATCAAAACAGAAAGGTGTTCCGTTAGCCAATACCTGTTGGACCGTCTTAGCTACATTTTCTTCATTAGCCGATTGGCCAATAGGGAATTTCTCTGATAACATTTCTTCAATATTCGGCATACAGTATCCAGCCATTATGAAACTGGTAGCGTCAACCCCGTATATTGCTCTCTGCTTACCCCATTCATATTTGGTGGATGACCAAGCTACCATTTCAGCTCGTCTTCTTGAAAACTTTGTAAAAGGGTATGCCGGCATACGATTGAATGAATAAAATTTGTGCTTAAGGGACCGGTCACTTGCTATATACTCTTTATCTTCCTCATATTGAGAATGATAAGCTCCAGTAGGTGACCAAGCCCAACGCATAGCCCAATAATCTTCCCAAGTGGTCTTCTTAGGTTTAGCACCTCGATCTCGTATTTGCTGAAACAACAATACTGCTCTAGAATAGATCTCAGCCCCGT